CACCGCAAAGTGACCCGCTGGCAGCACCATCTGTCTGGCATACACCCCGTCAGAGAAGTGGTGCTGGATCTTCAGGTCGATGTCGATCGCGCCCATGTCGCGCATTCTAGCGGGGCGCTTGGCTATTGGAAGGGAGGAGGTATCGCGCCGGTATCACTCGATATTCTTCAGCGTATTCCACTGTTCGAGCGTTACCTCGGTCGTCCAGTCAAACGCTGGCAGGTGCTCGCACGCTTCCCAGGGTGGGCAGTCACAATCGCTCGATGGCAGCGAGAAATCGGTTCGCTCTGTGACAGGCCACCTGGTTCGCTTGGATGTCTTGTTGTTACCCATATAAACCTCACCCGAGACGCGGGCCTCAGTTTTCTTCGGCCGGGAGGAGCCTTGCGGTATCCCGGCCATCAGACGCTCTGGTTTATCTAGGATGCAGCAGATTGCAACACTGCCGCCCGGTGTTTCTCTCACCCGAGACTTGCGTCAGGAGTGACATGCCCGGCTAACCATGTTTATCCGAGTCGGTCGCGTCTACCTTCTCGAGGGCTGGGTTATGGCCCCCATCAGCGCGTCGACCAACGAAAAAGCCCTTGCAGCTGCCTCCCGGTCGAAACCCCTCGGAGACGACAAGGGGCGGGAAGCATGTGCAAGGGCTCTGACTACTGTCGGTTTCGACGCCAACGGGGCGTACAGTAGCCAAACGGGCCGGATGCTGTCAAGCAAACACGTCAAAGTCACTGGATGCTGTAGTGGCTTGTATCAGTGGAGCGCCTGCCATGTTGCTCTTTCGCACCATCGATGCTCACCCGTTTGAAGTGATACCCACCTCCCAGGGCTTTGCGTAGGAGCTTGCAGGAGCGATTGACGATCAACCCTGGCTTACCGTTCACCAGGCGCTGCATGGGCGCTGCAGCGGCTTCCCTGCGTACCTTGAAGTCGTTGCTGGCAGTGGGTTGTGCTCGTAGGCCGAGTGTCTTCAGGAAGTCGAAGCTGGTGACCTCGTAGATGGCATCCCTGGCCATGCCGGCAGGATCCCCCCACAGCATGACCTGGTGGTTTGGATACCGCTGGTTGAGCTCTGCCAGTAGCTGCAGCCCGAACCGCTCGAGGCCCATGTCGAAGGTGACGATCTCATGGTGGATCAGCCAGCGGCCGTTGGGTAACCGCTGCCCGATGGTGGCTGCAGGGGTCAGACCAAAGTCCAGGCCGATCTGGATCGGTACGCCAGGCTCGACCTCGGTGTCGCCAGACATGCTGGCATCGTCGTACTCTGGCCAGACGGGCCTGCCTTCTTGGACGTAGGTGTACTGACCAGCGGCATAGCAGCGGATCCAGTCCAGGTTCTTGCCTGGCAGCATCTGCGCGTAGTACCCGGCAGGCAGGTTGTTGATGTTCTCTGCCTTCGGGTTGAGCTTCCACCACTTGCCTGCAGCAAAGACGTGGTCGTTCGCCTCGGGGTTCTCCGGCAGGTCATCAGCAGGAACCTCGACGACACCGCCTGGCTGCTTCCAAAACTTCCACCCCTGTGGCTTTTCCTTCTCGGCCATGTTGTGCCACCAGTGGTCGTCATCCATCGGGTTCGTATCCATCCAGATCCCGTGCCAGGACGCGCCACCATCACGCTTCGTGGGATACCTACCAACCCGGTGCGTGAGGCCGTCTATGACCGCTTTGGGGAGCTCTCGGGCCTCGTTGACCCATGCGCCTGTGAGCTCGAGCGAGAGCAGCTTCCTGACATCCTTCGGCTGATCGAGCGCCAGGAAGATGACCTCACAGTCGATGCCTGCAGCGTCACCGCGGGCGGGCAGTCTGATGTGATGTGTGATCGGTGGCGTCCAGAGCAGATTGCCAAAGGTCGACTCTGGGAACAGATCCAGCCAGGTCTTGATGGTGGTGGTCTTCAGCATCGGGTAGCTGTTTCTGACCACGGCCCAGCGCGTGTAGCGGATGTTGTCGATGGGGGAGGGCTTCTGTTTGACGGCCTGGATGAAGATCCTGGCAGCGCAGGCGTAAGACTTCCCAGAGCCCACTGGCCCCATCATGCCCTGCACGAATGACTTGCTGCTGATGAAGTCAAAGATGGTGGGCGATTCGCTGAAGTCGAGCTTCAGCCCCGTGACCGGCACGCTCTTGTCAGAGGCCTGCTTGGTTCTCACTCTGGCCTCGTCTGCACGGCGATCTGGGCCTTGGTGAGTCTCGCCATCACCACTACCTCGTTGCAGAGCTCACGGGCCTCTGCGTAGCGGTGATCCAGCATGGCGTGCCATATCGCATCAGCCAGGCGCTTCAACTCGGTACATCCTTCAGAGTAGTCAATCATGGTTTCCTTCCTGCCATCAGTTGTTCAGCTGCCATCACCAGTTCACGCAGACAGTCCATCGTCACCACGATGCTCTCACCGTCCTGGTCGATCTTAAAGAACAGATCCCCATCCATCAGCGACTCTGGATAAATGGAGATGTCTGGCGCAATCCCGTCGCCATTCTCTACTTCCAACATCGTCGGTCTGATCATCTCTTCGCCTCGTAATCAGCGCACTTGCGCTTGTATCCGTAGTCACAGTTGATGGCCTGCCACATGGTCTTCGCCATAAAGAACTTCGGCTTGTGCCCCCTGGCGCACACTGACTTCTGATTGATCTTCACGTCCAGGTGTCTGCATTCCGCGCAGTGCCGGGTCTTCATCGCTCCAGCCTCCCCTCGGGGTCTCCTTCCCCGTCGACCGTCATCCCCTCTGCCGGGCATTCGTATGTACTCCACCGATGCCCACAGTCCATACAATCCCTCAGCCTCCACTTCCATCCGTATCTCGTGTCCCTTCTCGATTCCTTCACCTTGCTGTTCCAGCTTCCACACTCAGCACATACACTCACGTCTCCCCCCTGGGCGCCACCACATTCACGTCAATCACACTCGGCTTCTCGTTATCCTCCGGCGCATCCAACAACCCACTGGCCTTCGCCAACAGACGCAGCACCTGAACCTTGTCGAAGAGCTCCCCATCGCCAACAACTGATACGCCACCGCCTCACGGTTCTGCACAATCGTCGCCGACCGCTCTAACCTCCGCTGCACACTCCTCACCCCACCCCAGCCATTCAGGCTAGGCACCTTCTCACTGATCTTCTTCTGCCCAGCCATGACCTACCTCCTTCAACCATTACTTTGATCGATGCTTCAGCATGGCATCTGCTATTGCATACGCATCAGCAACCAGCATTGCGTCACCCTGCTTTTCCATTGTCTCCAATCCAGACGCACGCCATTGATCGCACCAGTTCGCAGACAACAATCCCTGCATTGCCTTGGCGGCAAAGTAGTCGCGCATACTCATCTCATTCACTAACGGCTCTTTTTTCATCACTTCTCTCCTTAAAACGGAATCTGCTCGTCCGTATCCTTCACCGCACTCTGATGCGCCTGCTGCTGATCCACCGGGTTCCCCAGCTGCAGACTGATCCACTCCTCCCCAGCCTGCGTCTGCTTCCTCCACCCGCTCACATACACCAACACCCCATTCGGCAACATCAACTTCCCAGTCATGTCCGGGCTCCTGTCCGTCTTCTTACTCCGCGCCCGAAACAACTGACCCTGACCAACCCGCAACTCATACGCCATCTTCATCACTCCTCTGTTGTAAAAACATCACCGCGTGCCGTCCTACCGGACAACACCCGTCAAAGAAATTGCTGGGAAAATTTTGGAGAGGCCCCCACCGATACGGGTGGAGGGGGAGGGGGCAAGGGTGCCCGTCCCGCGTCGCCGACCGAGGCACCACCCCTGCCGGCGCTCCCGATCCGCACCAGGCTCGAGCTCCCGCCCGCTGGGGACACGTCGCCTACCCCCTGCCTGTACAAATCCCAATCGTTCGTCTGCGTTCTGTACAAACACGAATAGCGGGCCTATACGCTCCGATCGGTGCTGGCGGCTATGTCCGGTCATCCTGCGCCCCGATCGTCGCCTGTGGGCCGTTGTAGCGCGTCCTGAAGGCGTCTATCGATCAGGTCGAGCACCGCATCCAGCGTCTTCGCCATCCGCGGAGGCTCGAGCCCCTCGGCCCTGTACCGCGCCTGAACCTCGTCGATCAGCGCGTCGAGCTCGGCCGCTGTCGTCAGCATCTCAAGCCCTTTAACACTGTCATCATCAATCGTTTCATTAAACCTATCCCTACAGACTGCTCTTATGTCTTTAGACTCTTTAGCGCAGTCCTGGCTTGCTGAATGGCCCGTTTCCTCATTTGCTCGTATAACTTGCTCAATGGGCTTCCTCTTCATCCCCGCCCGAATGCGTTTGACGGCGATTGTCTCGCCCCCTTCAGGCATCTTGTACGGTGTCTTACTGGCCTGTCCCGCGACGGGTTTGATGACTCCCCGCAGCAGCTTCTCGATCTTCGCCTTCTGTTCTTCCGGTGACATGTTGGCTTCCTTCTCCTTGATGATCGGTGGCCGGCAGTCTTCAATCGTGCTGGCTACCGCGATGGCTTCGTCGGCCGTGATGCGCCGATCGAATACGACACGCAACGTGTTGTTGTGACTTCCCCTGAAGCCGCGGTACGCGACCTCGACGTAACCCAGATCCCGCAAGTTCCTCAGATGCGTGGTGATCACCTGGCGGCTGACCTGGAGCTCCTGCGCCAGGCGCTTCTGCCCAACCCACGTCAGCCCCGCGGCATTGCAGAACGATGAGAGCCCGACCAGCACGCGGAATGACCCGTCAGTGATCTTCCGGTCGAACACCGCCTGCCGCGGAATCACCACCCACGGGTGCCGCTTGACCTCCGCGTCCTTCTGCTTCGGCCGCGGCTTGACCGGCACCGCAACCTCAACCGGCATCAGATCTACTTCGACTTCCACATCTTCACCATCAGTGCCCGCAGCTGGTACGCCGCAACCTCGCCCCTGTGCTTCTGCACCTCGAGCAGGTATCTGGCCTTGGTCATCTTCGTTGACCGGGGGCCGACCTTGTCAGGAAGCGTCATCGCCCACCTTGCCTCGCACCAGGCTCGGTACGCTTCGCTCTGACTCCCAACCGAGCGGCCATCCGGCAGGTTGATCACCCTGGCGTTGCTGTGCACGCTCCCGCATCCGTGACACGCAAGATCCACAGATCCAGCGCCGGTGCAGGCCTCCGTTTCTGATCCTCCAGGCGCCACCGTTGAGGAGCCCGTTTCGCATCTGGCAATGACTGCAGAATCTCGTCCCATCACTCACCTAAGCACCTCATGCGCGTAAACCTCCGTTCTCACGTCTGTGCTGTAGGCCTTCTCAACCCTCAACCTGCAGACCTGCTTGTCGTCCTCGTAGAGCACCCCGTTGCAGGCGTCCAGAACGGCCTTGGCGACGTTGTCGAGATCCGGCTTACCCGGAACCTCATCGCCACGCTTTGCGGCCTCCTGGCGGCGTTTAGGCCAGCTGGCAGGGATCGGCGCGAAGATCACGATCCGCACCGACCACGGGTGAGGCGAGGGCAGCACATTGCCCATCGCGTTGTGCGCGGCCTCGGCCACCAGCTTTTCCCAGGCCACCGTCTTGGCTGGCGTGTACATGCGCGGCCTGCCTGCGATCGTACTGACCCTCGGCCGTCCCTTGCCGACTGCCGGGCCATCGACCGTGAAGTAGACCGCCAGGCTCACGCAAAGATTCCTTCGCGCTCGGCCCACTGACTGAGCAGCACCAGCTCAACCTCGCGCACCGCTCGCGGATCGGATCCGAGCCCCAACCACTGCGTCAGGACGTGAGCGTCGTAGTCACCCTTCCATTCGACGTGGCAGCTATGGTGCAGGGTGCTCTCTCGCGCATAACGAATTTTCCGAACGACATACCGGGTGCCGCCAGGCGTCTCGTGGCACCGCCGGATGAAGACGTATCGCTCGCCAGTACGCTTCAGGATGAAGACCTGGCCCGGCTGCAGGTTGCGCACTCGCCTGATCATTGCCGGCCAGCCAGCAACCGCTCAATGCGCTGATGCACGTCGCTGTAGCGGCTCGACAGATGCGTGCGTATGAGCTCATCGATGATGCTGGCCCGACTGCGGCGCTGATCCTCGGCGGCCTTGTCCAGCATCTCCCTGGTGCTGGGCTTCAGCCTGACCATGAAGGGCTTGTAGGGCTCGATCTCCATCGGCCTTCCTTGTATCAATGTGATGCCGCGATGATACACCCCGAGTGTTGCCTCAAATGCAACGGATTAGGGTTTGCCTTACTTGCCACTGGCGTTTGGCTATTTGACAAGTCGAAAAAAACCATGCGAGTATCTGTCTCAGCGGTATCGCAGTGATATCGCAGACCACCCGGAAAGAGGAGTCTGAACATGACCAAGCAAGAGCAGCAACTCATCGATGCCATCAAGACGATCCCAGGGTTCAGTGTGATCCCAGGTCGGAATAGCAGCAATGTCATCGTCGTGCATACCCGTGCAAACGGAGTCAGCCAGAGAAGCGTATGGCTCGACCGCAGCCATACGATTGAAAGCCTGCAAGAGATCCTCGACAAAGCGATTGCCGAGAGCTTCATCGGCAAGAAAATCGTTCACATGGGTCACGCCTGGGAAGTTATTGGCACCGGCGCACAGCGCGACGGCAATACCTTCTGCCATCTGGCGAACCTGTATCAGTTCCGTCAGCAAAAAAACGGTCGCGTGCCAGTTCAGATTGCCGACTGGGTCGACACCGCAGTGCTCAAAGCGTCAAAGGCCTGATCATGCGCATCCTGGCCATCCTCGCGTTCATCGCACTCGGCGCCGGCCTCGGCGCCGCCTTCGCCACCGGGTCACCTTGGGCGCTCGTGCCCGTGCTCCTGCTGGCCCCGTTCGTCATCCGCTGACCCCAGAAAGAGGGCAACACCATGACCAAGTTCGTCGCCTATTTCCGCGTCTCCACCGAACGCCAG